ATCCGAGTGGCAAGGAACGACATCGCCCAGTTGATGAACCGCAGCTCACCGATACCAGGACGGATAAGCGAGAGTGGCCAGCTGTAGCCAGGCTTTCCGTGCCAGGCGAGAAGCGTGAATGGCCAGCCGTTAGGCTCCGCCCAGAAGGGGATGGGCCACTGGGCTGCCATAAACAGAGACTGTGGGATGCCCGTCTCGTCCACTTCCTCCTGTAGCATGGCTGGCGGGGCATTGAGCGGAAAGTCGACCCCCTCGGCTACAACGATAAAGCAGTTCGGCCCAAGGGCGTCAAACTTGCCACGCAGTTCCTTGTCGCCGTCTTTAAGGCGGTCGCCAAAGCCCGTCTTTGAGTAGATCTCCCAATAGGTGACGAGGTCGTTTGTTTTTCCGTTTTTCTTTTTGTGGTTGTAGCCCCGCTCGCTGGATCGGGCCTGCGAGTTGTAGCTTTCCCCGTGGCCTCTCAGGTCATCGCGGTTGAGCCCGAACTTGTTGGCAACGTAATCGACTGGATGCACTCGCTTGCGAGCACACCATAGGATGTCTTCGAACTCGTCTGCGTCCGGGTCCCAGACGAGGTTGTCTACTGAGTCGAAAAAGCTGCCAGCAAACTTTGTCTCAGTGCCTGGGGGCTGATACAGCTCGTGCCACCAAACGGAGCACCCCTTAATAAAGGCCTCTTCCACAACCTTCCGAGAGTGCTGTTTGAGGTTCAGCTCGTTCGGGGTGTAGTTCAGGTAGTCCTCTAGCAGCCTGCTGACAAGCTTGCGTCTCTCCAGCATTAGCTGCTGCTGCTGGAGCATCTGCTGGTATTGCTGCATGCCAGGGTCTGGCATCATCACCGGCTGGCCGTCTGGGCCGACCACCGGCTGGCCGTCCGGCCCCATCTGAGGGACTGGGGGCTGCGGGAAAATCCCCAGGAGCTGTGGGCCGATGATTGGGTAATCCTTCGGCGTCACAGTCCTGGTTGGGTTTCGGTGGTGAATCACCGCTGTGAAGAGCCGGACGGCCTCCCAAACACGGTTGACCTGCATTCTGAACTCTGGCGGGTCAATTCCACGGGAGTAGTTTTTAAAGTACTTCCCACCCCACATTGCGTCAGGGTCTGAGCAGAAAAACGCCATGGCCTCGTCGGCGTCTTCCGAAAAAGGTTTCTTATGCTTCTCGGCAAGCTTAATTTTTTCGAGCCACTGCTTGCAGATCGGTCGCAGCGGATTTTCGTCGGCCATGGCTTTCTCCTACTAACTACTGCCCTTTTTCGCCGGATGAAGAGCCGCGATCTTCTTCTCAAGCATCGCCACCTTTTCTGACAGAATGGCCATCTTTGGGTCTGCCGGCTTGTGTTCCCAGGTCCCGTACCGCTTCCACTCCGGGAACTCTTCCAGACCCGGATCGTCCTTGTGGTGTACGCTCGGACGTTCGGAGCCCCCATAGCCGGGCGAGACGACCCAAAGGATGATCGCACGCTTGCCGACCTGGCTAACCAGGCCAATTGCAGGCTCTGCATCGCTGTGTACGTAGTAGTGAACCCAGTCGCCAAGCTGGACTTCTGGCATATCGAACTCGGTCATCGTTCCCTCACTGGGCCAAGGTTGACGCCTTTGTCTTCTGTTTCGCGCTGGCGTCGTTTGCGCTCCTCTAGCCATTTGACCCACCAAGGGTCAGGGCCTGCGGATTTCGGTGGGCGATGGTATTTCGGCTCGTACGCACACATGTACTCCAGGCACTGGCAGGCATGCACATCGCCCCGTGTGTACGGCGCGTCGGTCACGTACGTTTGGCCGTTCACCGTTGTCGTTTTCTTCCGGTATCGTTTTATTTCCCGGATTAGGTTTGGGCATGCGCCTTCCAGAAACTTTAGCTTCACAGATCCATCGCCACGGATATGAAGCATCTGTCGCACAAGCGACGTGCGGGCCGGGATGTCATCAGAGCCAGGTATGAATGAATGCCCGGTCGCTGCCGAACGGATCTTCCTTTTCCGAAGCTCTTCTGTATATAGATCGCACGGCAGGCGACCCGAGCCAAGGTCACGCAAGGTGCCGCCGTGCATGTCTAAAATGAAAGCACGGAATTTCTGGTTATTAATTTTCTTTTCAAACTCTTCGCCCCAGATGAGTGCGTTACAGTTTCTGATGTACAGCTCGTCGTAGATCAACAGGTGAGACTCATCCGGAGGCACGGCCGCGAAGATGCTGGCCATCACCGCGTGACCTGGGTCAATAGCTACATACCGCGTCCAGTCCTCGGGGACTTCCGGCATCTCTTCTCGCTTAACCATGTGGACGGCCGGCGTGAAGCTGGGGTACATTAGCGTTGACTCTGTGGTGAATTCGCCCTCGGCACGCATGCGAAGCTCGTCTGCTCCGAGGGCACTCCACCGCTCAATGTTCTTCTGCTTCTCCTCAGTATCGATAAAGTTGTTGTCCAGAAACCTGAACGTAAACTTTTTGATGATCGGGTTTTCAACACCTTCTTCAATGGCCCTGTCGGCACGCTCGCACAACCCGATAAGGGCGTCATTTTTCGAGTGCGGCATGGCCGACCAAACAAAGCGGCCTTTGCGGTCTGCGAGACGAGCCTGCGACTCACCTACGAAGTTTTCGTTATTAACATCCTCGTCTATCCAAATAAGATCGGCCTGATAACCTTGAGGCGGCTCTCCCTCAGACGAGAAGCACCAGATTGTCCAGCCGTTTGTTAACTCAACCTTGTTAAGGTATCCAGCGTTCTTCAGTACCCAGCTGACATCCTTTACAAGCCGAGGGGGTATTAAAGGTGGCGCCGGCTTACTTTTCGACTTGTCATCGCCTGGGCGAATTGACCTCCACTGGCCAGTCTTCTCGTCCTTAATAATTTTAAATGCACCGGCTTTCAGGAGGATCGGGTAGACGACAAGCCCGATGTGTGGCCAGTTACGCCCGACGATTGCAAGGTTCCCACCTTCCGTTGGGTACTTGCCGTATGGATCGCACCCGGTCGCAGCTCTCGCAGCTTCCACGGCCACAGCCAGGGTTTTTCCGCCTCGGTTACCGCCAAGCACAATGCGTTCTGATGCCATGCACCTGTGGAACTCGTCCTGGTGCGGCATAGGTTCGTACAGCTTCAGTGCCTCGATCCGCCGGCCGGCAATCTCGGCCTGAACCTGACGCAGCTCGTTGAATGCGTAGCTGCTTAAGCCCAGGTCAACCTGGTCGCTTGGCTTGCCTGGAGGTGGTATTGGCGGGTGTTTCTTTGGCATCCCATTCCCCGCATTTAGTTTTCTGCAGGGTCGTCGGAAACTGCGTCGGGCCGTGCCTCAACTGGATTGACGGCGGGTAGCGGTGGCACTCCCCCATCTCCTCCGAAATCGGCCTCCACCAACGGCAAGTGCTGCACGTCTTTAGCATTGATCACCATGGCCGCAGCAAGGACTCGCTTCTGCAGTTCGTCATCCAGTTCGTCGTCAGTCCAGAGGTCTAGAGGCTTCTTTGCCCCGCCCATCGCAGTGTTGCCCTGGACGAGCCTGACAATTACGTCAAGCATCTTTGTGCGAAACGCACCGCCTGGGGCTGCTTCGTAGAACTGCTTCATATATGCGTTAGCGAAGCCTCTGACGCCACCGAAGTACTCCATTAAGCACTCCAGAAGCTCCGAAGAATGCGGTACGTTCGCGCCGCCAATCCTTGCGGCTGCTATGTACGTGTCGACCGCCCCTTTCTCAATCTCGTCTAGCTTTCGCTGACGCTTGGTTTTCCGTTGCGATTTCTCGTACTCGCTGCGGCACTTCTTACAACGAGCGTGATATCCGCCATCCTTGGCTTTATGAAAGTAGTCCGGGGTTTCCGGGTACTGCGTCTTACACTGAATGCAACGCCGCTTCTGCATGCTGCTGAAGCTCCGGAGACATCTTTAGGTTAACGATTTTGTCGGCCGCCGAATGGCCGCTACCCCAGACTGACTGGAGTTTTTCTCCGACAGAGCTGGCGTCCATCGTTACAGGCTTTCCGACGCACTTGGGCTTCCAGTGCCCAGCCCAAGCATCCCAGTTACAGAGGACTGGGTTGTAGCCAAGCTCCGTAACACCAGTAAGGGAGAGGTCCCGCGTCATCGTCACGTCTTCGGTAGACGCCTTATCTTCTGCGTACTTGCTCTTCCACTCGTAGTAGAACCAGGGGTGGTCTTCCTTATCGCGAGGCTCCGTGAGATCGAAGCACCGCATGTCGTACATAATGAGCCCAGTAGGGAGCGCCGCACATTCCTGAATGCCAGTCATTTTTACGGACGTATTGCGGTCGTACATCTCCAGCTGGAAGTCCGGATTTGGGTGGTCAGACTGGTGGTTCTGCCACCGAAACACGTAAACGCATTCGTTCGGAGGAGG